CTTTAGTTCGTGTCTTTTGTTGTTTATAATAATCTTGCCTGCTGCTACCAAGCTCAATTCTATCAGCTAATTCCTTCCATTCTGGTGGTAAATCTTCACCGCAATTAAGCGCCTTATTCATAATGTCATGAATAAAAGAATGAATTGCTTCAGGTGTATTTAAATGAATTGTCACCTGATCTAAAATACCGTCCTTAAAAAATGGAACACCTCGTATATCAAGTGTCATGCCCAATTCTCCAAGACTTTGTGGTTGGATTAAAAATTATATAACAGTCGTGGAATTCATTGTTTTCAGAATTCCATTCTACTACCTTAATTTCAAACGCTTCAATTCCATTACTCGCTCCAGTAGCTAGAAAAGAATGATATTCTAACACACTGATATACGCAGTGAACCAGGCAGAATCTGGTTTTAATCTAATAGATATAGACACCTGTGGATAAGGAATTGTTTCAGATTCGTCCATGTGATATAGTCCTAGTAAAAGTTTTACGAAATTCAGATTCAGTTTTACCGTAGAATAATGAACTAACTAGTTTTTGATATACAACTACAGGCTCATGAATCCATTTAGTTTTACCTTTAAAATCTACAAGCATGAGAACAGTTCTATAAACACCTCCAGATCTTTCATGAATGTAGGTTACGTTCATTAGAATCTTATCTGTAGCTGGAATCATTCTTCAATCTCCACACGAATTGGAGGCATTGTAAAACCTAAAACTGCTACACGAACTTTTTTACCTTGTTGAAGTGCTCGAATTTCAAGTGCTGTTGGTTCCCAATAAGTTTGTACCTCCATACTACCATCACTATATTGTACACGTGTTATGGGGGCAGCAGAACATTCATTATGAGATAGTTCTTTTGGTGCTGAAAGTACACCATTGTTACTTGGGTGTTGTGTTAATCTCATTCTGTTTCACTCCAGTATTTGACGCCCTTATTATCCTTTCCCATTTTAAGGTCGGCGGGAACAGTGAAAGTACGATATACGTTGTCGATACTCTTAATGGTAACAGGAATCTCCATGAGTTGTTTGACTTTTTGAGCGAGATGAATATAGCCGTCTCTGAATTGGAACTTAATACTGTCATGTATCTGAGGACCGAGTTTGAAATTTCCTGCCTCCGGAAGTGCAACTTCGGTAAAGACCAAGAGATAAGCTTCATTCAGAGTTCTCGCATTTAAAGATTGCGGCGGATGCGCAACATAAGAATTCAGATCCATCTTATTCTTATCAGGATGGCCAAAACAATATCTAGTCCAATCACCATCTTCTATGTATTCTTTGGCATTTGGGTAATTGGCTTCATTATAAGGCGTATGATGGTATACCCTGGAAATCCACACCTTCTTTTTGACGATTTCAGCGACCACATACGGATAATAAACTTCCCTGATATCTGGGTACGCTCTATGAAAACATTCAAGTAGATATAACGCAACTTGAGTAAGAGACCAAAGCTTCGATAGACGCAAAAGTTTTCTTGCTTCTTCGATTTTATCTTCACCCATTGTATCAATGAGAACTTGGGCTCCCATGTTGTACGTTGCTCCATGATTTGTCCTCTTTGCGAGATCACGGAGCTTCTTATCCAAAACTTTTCTGGTGTTATCGTCAAAGATTTTGTCATAAGAAATACCAAAGAACAGGGAGGCGTTAACTGCGTGAAAATCTTGCGGCGATGATACCGCAATAATCATCTTTTTAGATCCACTTATATATGCAGTATCCCAGGATTCAGCTTTTGAGAGATCACACTCTGCATAAAGAAACCCTTTATCTGCAACATAGGTTTCTCTAACAATTGGACCTTCGCGAATTGGAATATTGTGTTGATTAAATCCACACCAGAAATGATGTTCTCTACTAGCACAACGTCCAGTATCAGTTCCATGTGGATTCATTGCACTGAGAAGTCTACCAGAATATTCTTTTGCTTTCTCTCCAACTTGAAGATACGTGGAAACTAATTTTACCCATCCACGAATATCTAAAATGGAAGTGAGAATACGTTGATTGAGGGGATGACGCAGTATCGCCTTTTTAAGATGGATTTCATCTGAGGAGATTTCAGCCAAATCTTCACAACCGAGGATGGTAAGTAAGGTTTTAACCTGTTTCGGCGAGTTCGAGTTGAAAGATGCATTCCCGACCATCTTCCTGAGAGAAATCTCCGCCTTAGCAATTTTAGCCGATACCTCGGCGTTCTTTTCTTTGAGCCTTTCTTCATCTCGTTTCTCTCCTGTCATTTCATAGAGAATACAAGGAAAATTAACTGGGAACTCTAGAACATAGTTCCGTTTCGCCCAGTCAGGCATTTCTTCAATCAATGCAATTAGGGCATTTACAGTTGCCCATCCATCTGTTGCATTGTATCTATAATATTGTTCAAGATCATGAGTGTCAGCAAGATCTTTCCAATATTGAACACTCCGAAGAACAAAAGCATTAATGAATGCTAAATCCTTCGGAAGTTCTGAATGCCATGAGTGCATTAAATGCGCTGTGTCCCACACCCAATTGTATAATATAATGCCATGCCTAAGCAAATAAGCATTATCATATTTACCATTCTGTGTGGCTTTTGGTGCAGGAAGTGAAGCAAACTTACGAATCCATAGAAGATTGAATAAAGAATCTGCAGGAATAACAATTGAATGAGTAGTAAGACTAGCGTTAGGCGCCACAAACAAAGCAGTGAAATTAATACAACGAATCGCAGTGTGTTCTTTAAAAGTCTCGATATCCACTGCAATAATAAAGGCTGTTTTATAGAGCTCATAGAATTTCTCAAAGTTAGATGGTGTACCAACGTCCCAACGAAATTCTGTAGGCTCCCGCCATATTTGCGGCGAAGTTAGTTTTGAAATATATCGGGCGATGAGGAATCGTCCATAATTAACAGTGAACAATTGTTTAAGTTCGGGAATAAATACAATCTCAACTCCGTCCCGTTTGAATAAGGAACCGGAATAATCTTTAAGAGAAACAGTCGATTTAACATTTCCTTGTTGTGCGAGAAGTTTCTTAAGAATTTCTTTATTAGTCGATATAACTCCATTGATATCTCGCTTCTTGCAATAAAGAATTAATTCAGTAACTGTATCAACTGATTTAGTATAAACATAACAAGAATGCCCACCGAAGTATGGCTTCAAATGGGCAAGATAATTCTCGTCATTAACTGTGCCGAGAAACAGTTTATTGGACATTTTTACTCAGAAAGTACTTGAGGAGGCTCTTGAGGAATTGCTTCATATTGTTCTTGAAAACTTTCATTTGATAAAGCAAAAATTTGACCCCCAGAAGTTCTAACAATCCAAGCACCTGGACTTACAAGAAAGCTTGAGAATCGAATTGATCTAGTATCTGCTTCAATTTTAAATGTACCATCAAGAATTTTTGCAATTACCCATTTTGGAGGTAGTTCTCTTATAGTCCCATTAAAGTCTTCTAATTGATATGCATCAACTGTTTTATTTCTTAATTGATAGTTCATTGTGAAGCTCCAAAGAATGGGCCGGAATATTTCTACTCCGACCCTTGGTTTAGTTATTCAAACGCAACTGACTTGATTTGCGTAAAGATTTGATCTTTATTGTTCTTATTCACACGAGCAGTTGTGGTGAATAAAGCTTCACAGTTCTGTGCAGCAGCCATAATTGCAGAAAGAGAAGATCCATCAGGCAGTTTAAGACCTGAAGCCAAATCTTTCAGCAGATTCTTAAGTGCTCCTTGTCCAAACTCATTACTGAGTTGGTACATAACTGTGGTTTCATCACCAGGATTCAGCGGTGCATCTACCTTATCGTCAGCCAGTTCCTTTGTCTCAATTGCAGACAACTTTGCGTGGATTGTGACTTCCTTAGGCTTATTCTTTTCGGCGGCCTTGACTTTAGTTTCAAATGTCAACTTTGCCTTATGAACACCTGCGGGATATGGCTTGAATTCAGGCAGATCAGGAAGATCGTCAAGAGTTGCATCAAGCAGTGCATCAACTTCGTTAGTCATGGTAAGTAAGTCCTTAAAAAATAATCAAGTTTAAGTCTTAAATCATTCAATGATCCATCATTTAGTAATTCATAATATGCATCTCCTTCTAAAGTAGTAAAACCAAGTTCAGATCTATGATCAGTTATTCCAGCTATTGAAGTAACTCCTGGTCGAATAATATTAATCAATAGATTGCCAGGTACAGCAAGAATCCAGTTAGCTTCGTTTTGAAATCTTACATCACAAATAACTGCGTAGTTATTGTCTCTATCATTAAGTTCACATCCAAGTCTATGAATCCAAAAATTTTCTGCAATACTTGGAACAAGATTTCTTACAATATCTCGTGTTGCTTCTGTTCCTTCAAATTGAAGAATTGCTCTCGGTGTTACTCCCCAATTTGGATGAATTGTTTCTTTAAGTTTACTATCATAAAACCAATCAGTTGGAATATAGTATTTTATAGTACAATATTGCTTTAGAGCGTCTGCAAAATTTTGTTTGTGTACTTTATTACTTCTATATTCTGATACCCAATCAACAATCATTGCTCCAGCAGTATCTTTACCTGAACCAGCTTTTCCAGCTACTCCAATAATTATTGTCATCTTTAGCTTTTCTTAAGTAGATCTTTCAATGTCATTTTAGCATTTTCTAGTTGAGAAGATTGAGTTGCAGGAGTTTCAGCAATAACTTCCTCAACAATTTTCGTGGATGGAATGAGGCCAGAAAAGATCGGAATCAGCGACGGTTCAGCTAATTTCTCAATCTCAAAATCTGTTCTACTTTTTGTGAGAATAGTATTAGAGTACGTAGATGCAGAATATGCTCTGTGTTTCTTATTTATCACATCCGTATACACTACGTGACTAAAAGCTTTTGCCACCTTAGTGGACATATCTTTTGAGCCAAAGGATGGAACAAGTTTAACTCTATTATCTTCCAAAGTTGCTTCAATTGCATGAAAGATAACTACAAGATTATATTTTGCAGCCTGCCATTCAGATGTGAAGAACTCAGTCCATTTACGAACTGCACCCCAATCATCCCATTCCGGTTTATAATCAACGTCATGCTCTTTTGTTGCATGAGCTAATGCTGATAGTGCGAGCTGAGAACCTGTATCAAATACAACAATGTCTCTATCAGATTCTAGCTTTGTAAAATCTAATTTTGTTCCTGGTTTACCTGACTTTTGACAGATCTTACAATCATAGATTCCATGAGTATCACAAATAAATCCGCGACCTCTATTCTTAAAGAGTTTCAAAAGCGTATCACAGGCGGCGGGGAATACAGCAGAATCTGGGATATCAATTAATTCAACATTTGGCCACCAGACTTTTGGTAGTTTTAAAAGAATGTCTGCATCATTATCTAATGTGAACCACCAGAGTTTATATTTCTCGGCAAGTTTTGATACAAGAGTTGATTTACCTGTACCAGAAAGTCCCATTACACAAACTCTAGTTGTAGATGAAGCTTCTTTATCTTCAAGATTCATACAGTTTTCCTGAGTTGTGCTTCAATAAGATCATGCATTGATACATTAATTTGATATTCAACCTTATCTTCATCAGTATCTGGATTATATTTCGTGGCAAGATATTCAATATCCATTCCACAAGTTTGATAATATTGACATGGACGATAATAATCATAACAACTCTCACCTCGCTGAGGATAGAATTGTGCTTCATCGTATTTTGTAATAAGATCACAATCAAAAATTACATCTTGAATCCAATGTGCACGTTGGAGAAAAGATTTAGGAAAGAAAAAAGGAAATTCCTCCATCGTCGTGGAAGAATAACAGAGATATAACACATCATATGAAGAAAGGTCAGGGAATAAATGGTCTAGTACAATCGAATAACCAATAGCTTGTGCAGAGTTTTTATATTTCTCTGGCGCTTCGGTTCTGTTCTTTGTAGTTTTTCTTTCAAGAACACCGATTTTACCATTTACACAATTAATAAGAACTGCATCAACATGTCCACGATATCTGAATCCGTTTGGAAGATTGATGCAGAATGAGAATTCTATAGCAGGTTTTCCTTCCCACTCCAGAATTACCCAATCTTTTAGGAAACCTGCTTTTCTGGCGTAGTACAACTTCATTAAGCATGCAAGAGCACTGAAGAATGATTTCTTCGCCCTTTCGTCTTCCAGAAGTATATTTAACGGATACTTTGTATATACCTGCCAAAATATTTCCTTCAAATCATACTTATCTGTAAAGATTAGTTGTGTTCCTAATCCTACCGCGTGCCCATAAGCAAACGTAATGCTCTCAATCGTTGAATCTTCTGCTCTTCCTGCATGGAGTTTGTAGAGTTGGTATTTTCTTGGACAGGCGTGGAGGAGATTACCTGAGGAGTAGGAGAGTTGTTTGAGTCTATAATCAACTTCACCGGGAATCTTAACGTATGGTTCTTTGGCTGGCGCCGTAGGGACAACAACATTAAGGAATTCGTCTGCATCCAGCATATAATTTCTTTCTGAGCTTTAGGAGAAATCCAAGGTAAAGGATCTAGAAGAGCTTCTAATTCAACTCTACCTGCTGGATTTATTGACTCAAGCACTTTGAGAAGCTCTATGTAGAGTTCTTTCTCAATTGTACGATATTCGTTATGGGAATAATTAAACTCTGGATAGTACCATGAAAGCCAATCCAGAAGTTCCCAACGATTCCACTGTAATTTCCACGCAAGAATTACAGATGCAGCTTCTTTAGAGATCATCGACGCCAAGATTTTTCAATTTTGCGCCTGTACTCTTAGCTTTTGTAATTGACTGAGTTATGTAAGTATTAGTTTGACGTTCAAGACCAGAAAAGACAATAGCAATTTCTTCTTCAGAAGCAAGAGTTACATTGTCTGGATCTTTACGTAATGCTTCATGAATCTTCTTAAGGAGAATTGGAGTATCTGGGAGTCTATCTTTAACAGATTTTTCCAAAAGAAGAATATCTTGTTGAAGTTCAATAGGTAATGCGGAAGTCATTCTGACAACTCCTCATGAAGTTTACGAGCAAACCAATCTGTGAGAATCATCTTATATTCACTGGTGTTCTTATTGTATGAGCCAGCTTCAATTTGTGAGTATGGAATCCATTTCGCTTTCGGCGGCTCAATCTTCTCTAAATCAATTTCTTCAATCTTTACAAGAACTGCTAAACCACTTGGTGAGTCTCGAACTTTAGTTCCAATAACTTCAGTTCCTCCAGTAAAACCAGTCCAAGTTGATCTCATAAATCTTCCAAATTAAAACGTTTTCGTACAATTTGCAGAGTAAAAGTAATTACAGGACCAGAGCGAGCTAATACAAGTCTCGCATACTGATCCTGTTCAGACAGAAGTAATTTATGTACTAAATCCTTCCACTTTTCTTTCTTTACTGCTTTTATAATTCGTGCATGATAATGACGTGGTGAAGTAACAGAAACTCTCTGGTCTTGTTTTAATCTATTCCAGATCGTTTCATATTGCCGCATATTGAATTACACTGTATTTTAATACAATTCAATATTAGGTGTTCCCCAAATCTCTAAGCCGCTGGGCCTACGAACGTTTACGGTTACCGTGAAACCTTTTGCATCGTATCAGGATACCTAATACCTTAATGTGCAAAAGCTGTAGGACGGTCCTCTGAGATTGGGGAACATAGAAATTATTTGGTAGTTATTAACGAGGATACCAGCCTCGCGTTTCACTCAATCGCTTCCGACGATTAATCCCCTAAGAGATCCTGAGTGAAACTTACAGATTTGCCAACGCTTCAGCCTTATCCTTCGCAGACAGAAGATCCTTAGCCTTCTTCCCAAGGAATTCGAGAACATCAACGAAATCCTCAGATTTATTGCCGGGCGCTTCCATATACATAGAAAGATAGGTGGCGAGCTTTTCCACAACTCCCAGATTGCCAGTCACATCACGGAACTTACGAACAAAGATTTGCGCAGCTTGTGCAACTGCCTCGGCAGACTTCCCAGTAACCGCAGGCATAACCTTGCAATAATCTTCCGCAAATGCATCCCAAGTATCCTTGGAAATGCCAGCTCCACGACGAGAAGCACGATCCATATTTGCAATGAATTCCCAGGTGGCTTGATCCATCGGGAAATTGGCTTGCGAAATGTCTTCCTTTTCATTCACAATCGAACGAATTTGATCCTGATAAACTGCGTTAACAGCTTCTTGAATCAATGCGGCAGACTTGGACGGAACTTCAATTTGATTTCCAGCAGCATCCTTAATTGGATTGCCTTTTTCATCAACTCCAGGCATTGTGCCAGAACACAACTTAGCAATGGTTGAAAGAGAGATGGTGGGAACTACAATTTGAACTGCATCACGCTTGTTCCCGAGTTTATCTTCCTTGAATCGGAATTTGAACTCAGACAGAACAGTACCTTCCTGGACAGTAACTTCAGACATTTTGATTTCCTATTTGTTTCGATGATGAGAGATTTTTTAATCGGACCTCTCGAAAACCGATGCGCGGAGTATGACAGAATCCGGGGTGCGTGTCAACCCCCCTCGGGCGATGAATCTTTAGAGAATATTAATAATTTTCACAAGATCTTTTGGATTCATTATAGCAACTTTGCCGGACATCATATAAGCCGTTCCTTCTGGAATTATTGAAGTAACTCCAAAAAACTCTAAGGACCACTTATTTATTTCTTCTCTAAATCCTTTAGGCCATGGAACTCCTGGAATAACTTCAGAAGGAAGTTCATATTTTGGACGGGTTAATGCCTTTATAATTTTTATTCCAAATAAATTAAGATAATCATCAGTCATTTACACCACCTATGAATAAAGTTAAATAACCTTTCTGAGATTTCCTCAACTTTTTGAACTTTTCCGCATTTCAAGCATTGGTATGTCTTCCACGGTGTTACTAAGTATTGGGAGTTGTTCTGTAATAATATTTGGTTTCCACTGTCCATTTGGCATCCAACCACCTCTCCTATTTTGTTCAAATCTTGCCCACTCCATCATTACATTACTAAAAAATTCTTCAGGACTTCCACTTGTCTCATACATCCAAACTTGTAAGAGTGGATGACAGGTTAGATAGAAGTCTCGAAGATGTACAGGAAGATATAAATCTGCTAGTTTTTGTGCATCTCCATTGGCAAACTTTTTAACAGTTATTTGTTTCATGAGTATGACCTAGTTAAGATTCAATAATTGTCGGTTTCCATCTAGAATCTACTTTCCAAGCTTTGGTTACAGTTCTTTCTACTGCAACAACAAAATCAATAGAAGAGGTGCTTTGCTCATATAAAGCAACCTGTAAAGCTGGATTATAAGATAACCAAGCTTCGTGCAAATGTTGAGGAAGATATTGCTTAGCCAAGAACTCGGCGTCACCAGGGGCAAAACTTTTCATGATTTAGCCTTATAAAGAAGTTGACCATTTGGTAAACGTAAGCTACCAATAAAGAGTTTACATTTCCATAAATCACGTATTGTATATCCAACTGCAAAAATACATCTTGGTCTTATAGAATATCTATGTGCATAAATATGCCACCTTCCATCTTCAAAAATAATGTGAGGTTTATTCTTCAAAATCTCCTTCGCCATACTTACCTTTGAAATACTCTGCTTTCTCGGAAAGTGTGTTTCCCTTAATTCTCTGAGATTGAATTCCTTTAACAAACGTCTCAGGTTCGCAAATAACATAAAGTTCCTCCTTGGCGCGGGTTACAGCAGTATATAACAACTCACGTTGCATCATAACTGCGTGAGATTGATGAAGAATTAAAAATACTTTTCTCCACTCAGAACCCTGTGCTTTGTGGATTGTAATTGCATATCCATGAAGCATTCCATTTACTGCGGCGGCGGAATCAACCACTACTTCTTTTTCTGAATCTGAAAGGAGAATTGTAATCTTATGCGAACATTGGCGGACCCGATCCTCTTTACTTCCTGCGACTTGAGACAAAACAAAATCAACGTCGTCAATTGATCCCTCGTTTTTGTATCCAGGTTCCTCTTTAGTTCCAACTCTGTGGCCCCAATAGTTAAGATTAATCGAGGGTTTGTTAAACGGTGCTCCTGAATAAGCCGGGTTAGTTTCAATACGCGTGATGACTCCATCGTTTTTCTCATACATCACCTTATCACCTTCTGAATAATAAACTTTATTGTATCCAGCTACAATCTCATGCACAATTGCATTTCGTTTCCATGCAAGATGAGTTGCAATGTGCTTATTTACTTCTAAAGTTCCAAAGGCTTCATTAAATGGCATTAGAATCATATCTTCTTCAGGATCATAAGCTCCAGAATCCGCTCCCTGAGCAAAGAAATGTGCAATAGTCGCGGTTGCTGCCGTAGGAGATATTTTCTTCTTCCATGGGTGAATTTTAAGTTTCCCAGGGAAATGCCATTCTCCAAATTCTTTTTCTTCAATTGGGACACCAGACAAGATTCTGTGTGCAAGACGAAGTATTGGAGATTCCAATGCCTGTCTGTAAACTTCTGTAAGTTCAATAACACGAAGGGTTTGAAGTTTGAATCCGAGGATAGCAGGTCCAAAGATAGGCGGCAACTGTTGAATGTCTCCCAGGAAGATTTCTTGGAACTCATGAGGCATTGCATCCTGATTTAATTTATAAAGATCAAGACCAAGCATTGAAGCTTCTTCATATGCAATTACTCGAACCGTCGATGAGATTGGATTGTATTTATGTCGCGCCGGTTCAAACTTCATTGTCTTTCTCATCTCACCAGTTTTTTCATCAAAAATCTCATAAATAACTGGCTCGAATTCAAGAAACTTATGGTTTGTTATACAGTTGGCTGCAAGATCTTCTGAAACATTCTTACGGATATTGTTAACAGCTCGTCTAGTGTAAGCTGTGATAGCAATTCCAGGTGTTCCTGCGTGAAGGTGTTTATGTCCGAAATCTGAGATAGGAGGAACTCTGCCCGATTTGATGAGCGATTCTGTTGCTGCGCGCATCGCAGTAGTTTTTCCAGTTCCTGCCGCTCCGATAAGAACCACAGATTCTCCATTTGAGATTGCAGTAACAAATTCTGTTTGTCCTTCATTGAGTAATATCTCGTTTCCGTACTTATCAAGAGACTTAAGTCCGTGGGTTTCAAGTCCTGTGATAGATTCTTGATCATTTGAAATGATTGGAGTAGTTTCTTGTGAATTTTCCTTTTCCGTTGCTGCTCTAGCTGCTTTTCGTGCTTGGATTTTTGCATATAATGCCTCTAATGCAGATGATTTAATTGTTTCCATGATTCATAAACTCTGGTTCAGGACGATTTGTCCAGGTCATTTGTTTTCCTTCAGATGCCCAAAGTAATTGTTTTGCTTTATAATAACGTCTATATTTTTCTACGTCAGTTAAGTTTTGCGCATAACGAATGCGTTCTGGCATTGCAAGTGCAAACTTCAGCGGCGGGGTATATTCTCCTAATACTGTGTAATTAATAAAATTAACTACAATGGAGGTACTATTATGAGGAAGGAGATTAGGAAATCGATACAGTCTTTCATCAGCTAAAGATAAAGCTAATTGTGTTAACCATTTACAATTATTTAAATCATCCATTGCCCACATAACACATGGATGAGATAATTGTAATGGTTTATAAAATTGATTTAAATGTGCATAGGCAACCCATTTTCGTGCAGCAGAAGATAAAATTTGAGCTGACTCAAGAATCATCTTATTGATATGTTGATCACAATGATGTTGTGCTGCAATAACTGGATTAGTATCTAATACAAAGATATTCATGCTTGAGTACCTCGATGTTTTTGGGCGAGTCTCCATGCTAATGATGCTTTCAAAAAGGCCAACTTTGTGGGATAGGTGCGAGGATCTTTCGGTTCTTCCAAAGGCGCTTTTTGAACAATCGCAGAGATATTCGCTTCTTCGATTGTATCATCATCATCGAGGATTTGAAATGTTGTCTTGCCTTTGTCGATACCAAGAAATGACTGTTGACGATCAATAGCTCTTCGGAGAGTTGAGAATAAACGTTGAGAAAAGATTGATCCAATGGGAATAGTTTGTTCACAGTGTTCGAGAAGTTCTTTAATGTCTTTGAGCTGGATGCTAAATAATCCAATATCTGTTGAGCATGCAATGATGATTTGTTTCCAGTATTCATCTAATGGTACCTGTTTTCCTTGTACTTCAGTTTTAGACTCAGGAAAAGAACCTGCTTCAGATGCCCATTCTGCCAATGGATTTGCATAAGATGATGGTTCTTTAAATGGATTCTTAATAAGTTTTTCTAGTGCAGCTTCGCGTCGCACTAGGCGCACAGAGTGCGAATAATCTACATATCCATCAATAAAATCTTGATATGCTTTACGCCAAGCTTCTATCCAATGATGGACATTGAGAAGTCCTTTTGTTTCGGGGGATACAACCACGGAAGGAAACACTACATGAGGATTAGTAACACTATTGAGTTTAATAACAGTATTGGCGAGAGATTCCATGTGTGTTGCAACAATGGAATTAGTTAGATCATGACGGAAAACAGATACACGGAAATCGACATGATCACTGCTTTTTAACAATGCAATGAATAAGAGATATGAATCAGTGGGAGTTAGTTCGTGAGCTGCCCACTTACCTAAATAACCGAGAAGTCGTTTCTGAGGAACATCAAAGATTGGATGATGTGATTCTCTAGATTGAAGACTGATTGGAAAATGTTCGACCGTAAATGTAATGCCTGAATAGGCGCATAAAACTTTGGCCATTTGGTTGTTTCCAAGTTAGATATTTAATAGTTGGTTATGTCGTTTCCAAATGTATTTATATTCATGAATACAATAGTCACGAATAGAACAGAGATAGAGATACATTGTCTTATTTAAGTTTTTCTCTCCTATTTCGTAATAGATTACATGATTGAGAAGTTGAACTGCAAGCCAAAGTTTTTGATCATTTTGTTCATTAAAGGCTTCAGTAATGATTTCAACAGTAGTTTGACCTTTACAATTTAATGTAATTAATTTATTAGTCCAGTACATAGTGATTCCTTATTTAAGTTTTAGAAACTTAGCTACAATATTGAGATCTCTTACTTTACCTTGTATAAGTAATTGAGTTTCTTCAGCTCGCATTAATGTTTCAGTTTCAATAATTGCTTGTTCTGAAGAAACAATTCTTTGATTTTCATTGAGAATGTTTGGGTAGAGTTCAATAATTTGAGTAATGATAAGGACTTTATATTGTGCTGACATTAAGTTTTCCTTTCTTTAAGGTCTGCGGCGATCTGAGCCATCATATCTGAATCATCTAAATCTAACTCTAATCGTTGTTCCAAGGTTTTCCGCGGCGATGGAGTGTATGAACCATCAATAAGACCAGAGTCTGCTTTGAGAACCACGAGTTGTAATTTCTTTTTTGTAGCAGCTTCTTCTAGAATCTTATCATCTAGTTTGGAAATTAAAAGTTTGATTTCAGAAAGATAGAGATATGGTCTATATTGGACTAGGTTGTTCATAATCCTTTAAGATCCTGAATGATTCTGATAAAAATTGCAAGAATGATTCCAATACACATTCCAGCAAAAAGAGTGCCAAGATCAAGAATTGGTTCACAGTTCATTATAGTTCCTTTCAATTCTGCATACATGGATGATACATACACCAAATTGTCCAATGGATTATATACATATTTCCAAAGTCATCCATACCAAATAATTGCATAGATTCATTGTCATAGTAATACATATGTGGATCTGTGAGAATCATTTCCTTGTCCTTTCATCGAACGGTTCAAGAAGATCACGAAGCTCCTCTGCATTTGCAATCCATAACTTACATAATGCTGTAATTTGTTCATTTGTTGCAGCAGGATCATTTGCTTGAATAAAAGTCTTAATTTTATTTTCTTCAGTACTAAATACTTGTTGACGTAAAGTAATAAGACGTTCAAGTTCTGCTTGTTGAGACTTAGACCAAATAGTTCGGACAGTAGGATCAGTCATGTTGATTCCCAGCGGTTAAATTCAGTATAATAGAAGCGAATATTATTTGTTTCTTGATATTTAATTTCTCCTACAATGTGAGTTGCATATTCTTGAATTGGATATAATTTTTGTTGTTCGATAAGTTCTTTGTCAATGAAATGTGCAAATGGTGCAATCCACAGTTCACGAATACACCCCATAGCTGGAATTGAGATTTTAGTAACATCATTCATGAATCACTCCAATGTGGTTTGGTTGTTAGATTTGTTGGTTTGCAAGGAGAATCAATAATAATAATTCGTAAAGAACCTCTTTCATCTTCTTCAATTGCTGGTTCTTGTTCTGACCAAACAGTTCCAGAACTCCAACAAGGATCATCAGCTTTAAGTCTTTCTAATGTTGCTTGTGACTTAAGATGTATACCAGCTAGAGTAATTACATGATATGTTGTACGATATTTACTCATTCTTCTGATCCTTGTTAAAATGAACCTAAGAAAAATTGACGTTCAGATGCCCAACCATGAAAATCATTACGATCTTCAATATAACGTTCAAGACCCCATTGTTGTGTCCATACAGCAAGTTGAAAACTGTTAGCAATTGGATCAAACTGTTTCCAAAAACGAAAAGTTAAAATTGCTTGTGTTTCAGAAGACGTAAGATTCTTTGAAGCTTCATCAAACGTTTGATAAATCATGTTAATTCCTTAAAGATTGGTGCCAGTAATCGGACTCGAACCGATAAAGCTTTTCAGCCGACAGATTTTAAGTCTGTTGTGTTTACCAATTTCACCATACTGGCAGATTGAATTACGCGTATAATTGGAATTCCCAAGAACTCCCATTAAATGTTGCTATACCATTTTCATAGGTAAACAACACAGTATAGGTAGTTTTGGGAAATGCTCCTGAAGAAAGAATTTCATGCCGAAGTAGATTACCACAATAAATAAAAAATGTATTCATGATATATTTCCTCAGTTATAGTATCCAAAGTTGTTGTGCATTATGTTCTGCACAATGATCATGAAGCATTTGAAGTACTTTTTCTTGATCTTCTTCATAGAATAATTCAGGCCAAGTTTGTTTATCTTTGAGATACACAAGGCAAAATGCTTGACCAGCTCTGCAATGTGTATATTGTTTTCGTGCAAACCAAACAGCACGTTTGATTTCAGATCGAGTATGGAACATTTCCTTGAGTTTGTATGTACTCATGACAATTTAATTCCTTGTCCAATTGCGAATTTCCATGCCTTGCATGGGATGATATTCAATCTACGCATTGAGAAATAGATTGAAACAACTTGTTTCATTGAACG